CACATCGTAGGTGCCATCAATACCCGTGGTGAAATCCAATGACGAAGATGTGCTTGCAGTCTGCGTGTCCAAAAGAACTCGGCTTCCCGCTGGACGAGGCGTATAGAACCCCGTTGCATCGTGCGCTCGATACTCTCGGCTCTCTTTCGGCCACAGTGGAACCGGATCACGGGCGTCCGTAGTGCCTTCATTAATCGCATCGCCACTGGCGGGCCACACCCAAGCAGCTTCCGCACCGCTGTTCGTAATCCAGACACTCCGACCAGCGACAGCACTCGGCAGTACAACACTGTCACCTTGATTAGCGCACGTAGAGATCAGCACGTTATCTGTCGTCAGCGCTTGCCCACCTGCTTGTGTTTGTGTGGTGCTGGCTGTGACTGTTCCGACATCCATGATGAAGTTATCGGTAACTGTTAGATCACCTGGAACAGTAATATCGCCACTCAACTTGGCAGATGTAACGGTACCGTCGGCAGGAGTGCCTACGGACAGCGTAGAACCCGTCGTTGCTTCGACCTCGGCAGTACCAGTCGGTATCGCCGCATCAAATGTCACAACTGCGCCAGACAACGACCACGTTGAACGGTGCTGCGTCACACCGTCGAACGATATGGTCGTGTTGTTCTCGGAACCAGGAGAAATAGAAAGTGTCAACTGCGTGGTCGTACCGCTGGTGTAGTCGGTGGTATCGACAAACGTATCCACCGTCATGTTACCGGCAGAGGCACCGAAGCCAACGCTGGTCCAGTCATCAGGTGTACCATCCGTATCCGCTATCAGCGTGGAACCAGAACCTGCCGCCGAGATAACCAACGACGCACCGAGGTCGATGGTCTCCGACCCCGCCGCCGTAACCGTGATAGCGTTGCCGTCGCCGGTCGTCTTCTTTAGGCTGATCCGCCATCCGTTACCTAACGTGGCGATACTTCCGAGGACAATGGAAACTGCTCCACCAGAGGTATCAACACTTATCAACTCACCGTCTTGAGCCGCCGTCGGAGTGTAGGGGCTGTCAGCGAACGTGATGTAGGTCACGTCGTTGTAGATGATGTTCTCAGCCGAGGCCGCAGCCGAGGCCGCACTTGCTGCAGCGTTGGTCTCACTGGTTGCGGCGTTGGTCTCACTAGTTGCAGCGTTGGTCTCTGAGGTCTGTGCGTTAGTCTCAGCCGACTCCGCAGCCGTCTGGGCTGCTTCCGCAGCGGCTTGAGCAGCTTCCGCCGCTGCCTGGGCGGTAGCAGTCCCAGCGACTTCGGTATCTACATAAGCCTTCGTGGCTGCATCCTGAGCCGACGTAGGGTCCGTCACATTCTTGATGGGCTTGGATGCCGCGTTCCAGTGCGCGTCTGCATAGTCTTCTTGCATAGCTTCGGACGCACGGTCCTCGGCTTCCTGGCTACGGTAGAACGCCTGGGTACTGTCGGTATCTAGATCAGCTTCCGTAAGGTTACCAGGAGCCGTGTAGTCCACTAGTCGTGTAGCCTTCGAGGAGTTCCGTCGAATTTGAATTACTGCACTACTGGCTGGGATAGAACCCGCATTGAAGCGGACAGTAGTCCCAGTGACAATCGTGTAGTCGTTCCCCGCTCCTTCAGTCTGGAGGGTACCAGCAACATACACTTCAACGTGGGACTCTTGGAGGTAGGAAAAGGAAATGGTGTAGTCGGTTGTTACACCGTCCCCGGTGTAGTCGTCAGTCGCAAGTTTTACCATGAAGACTCCATTGGGAGCCTTTATGGCCCCTCTTGTTAGTTAGCTAGATCAATGACTCGGAAGTCAGGGTTATCAATAACGAGGTTCCCATACCCCCGCTCAAAGGTAGAAATAAGTGTGGAGAAAGGTCGTAGCTTATTGGCTTGTTGAACGACCTCATCTACGGACGCTCGACCGGCACCTAGGCGAAAGACTTTCTCACCTAAGAGGGCTGTGTCAGCGGCTAGGCCACCATTAACCCCGAGTGCTGTGGAGAACCAATGACCACTACGGCGGTACCTAGAAGCACCACCTAACTCAGCAGCTTGAGCGGCTGCGGATATAGGAGCCGACAGGTACGCCAAGAACCCTGAGCGGTCGAGGATTTCAAAGGCTGTGTCAGGAAGGTTCTCTTCCTCCCACATATCCGATACGTCCTCACCACGGAGCTTAGCTTTACCCATAGCAACAACAGAGCCCGCCACAAGAGTGAGCAACGCCGCTGAGGATGCCTGGACGTGTTGGCCCATAGCACCACCTTGGATCATTGGGGTGATGAAGCGGTTCAACGTCGCAAAGCCGAACGTGTAAAACTGAAGTAGCGTCTTCATGAAGTCATTCGACATTAAGGTGGGCGTGTCCCCAATACCAGGGGTAACGATGGCACGGTTCATGTCGCGCTGAATAGCAATCTTGTAGACGTTAGCTAGTCGTACATCGAACTCACCGAAGTCAACATCTAGACGCCCGTTCTCATCCAATCTGGAGAACTTCTTGAACTGGCCCGCTAGTTGCTCAGCTTCGGACTTACCGATACCTAAGGATGCTAATCGCGTCTTCTCGAAGTCCGTGAGCTTACTGTAGCCCATCGTCATTTCTCGAAGACGGTATGACATCTGAACGGCAACCGTTGTTTTCATAAAACGGTTCCAGAAAGGGAGTGCCCCCATGGTCGCTGAGGCCCCTGAGAGACGCTCACCAGCCCTGTCGATAGCATTCGTAATACGGTGCGTCATAGTCCCAGGGAGACCAATACCATACTGCTCAACCCGATATAGGTCAGTGTCACCAAAGCGGCGACCGAGCATCATGGCGGAACTACCAGCCTCCAACGAATAGATGAAGGAGAGTAGTTCGTTGTGTTCTAGGTTACCCATGGACTCCATGATCTCCTTCCCATGCTTAACAAACGCGGGTAGGATTTGATGGTGTAAGGCTACGGCCCCGACGTCCGTAAGGGACGTGAGACCGAAGCCAGAAGCAAACCGAATGACATTAGCTTGACGCATCTTCTTAGAGACCCAACGGAGAGCCGCCATACCGCCGTGACTATCCGCTTCGTACATACCGAGGAGTCGGTCCTTCATATGGTTTGTATCTTCAACCATTTGTTTAGACTCACTACGGTAACGATTAGCAAGCTTAGTGTCCCCTTTAGCTTCCGCTTCGTTGATTAGCGTACGGTAGTCATCTTCAATAGCGCCAATGACTGTCCGCTTGTTCATATCATTAGAGACTCCCCAGGCGTCGAACTCCAAACCCTTCTGTAGCCCAAAGACTTCACGAAGAGCGAGGTGACCCGAAAGCTGCTCGTACTGCGTGTTTAGAAGGTTAGGGAGGTCCCGTCGGAGGAATGATCGACCAAAGCCTCGGTCAGCTAAGGCCTCCTTACGGAGGGCGTCGTCGTTGATATGGATCACACGCTCTTTGAAGCGTCCTGTTTCCCCTACAACGTCATCAAGGACCGTACCCGTCGAAGGGACGTGCCGTCCTTTTGCCAACTGTCTGGCGATCTTCTCTACGATATCAGTGATACCGGGGAGCTTGTTGTGCTTCTTTAGCTCCCGCTTTATCCCACGTACGGTCTTGGCGTTTTTGTTACGCTCTTTATTGTATGTACGTACAAGCTGCCGCTCTTGGAACTTTCGACCCTTGAGATACTCTTCTTGCATCTCCAAACGGCGAAGCTCGATCTGAACAGCCTCTAGCTTCCGTGCGAGACTCTGCTCCTCACGGATCAATGGGTTTAGACCAAACTGAGCTTCCTTAGCTGTGGCGTCTGCTGTAGCAGTTCCTATAGTCGTCGGAGTAGGCTCGGCGAGGTGACTTGCGGTCTTAGCCTCACCCAATGGAAGATCAAACGCAGTACTCTTCACCTCACCACCTACGGGGATGAACTGCTGCTGACGGGCTAGGGTAGTCGTCCTAGCGGCCTCAGCGGCCTTGGCGAAGGCCCTAGCGTTCTTCTTAGCGACCTTAGTGGCCTCACGGGCTTTTCTATGACTAAGCGCTAACTCATCCCTCTTCTTGAGGGCTAGCTTGCGGGTAACCTTGACAGTTTCCCGGTCCACCAACTTAAGGGTGCGTAGGGTCTCACCAGCGGTTAGCTCGGACTGTTTTAGTTTCTCTTCAGCGCCCTTAAGCTCGTTCTCAAGCATTTCAGATTTCAGCCAGAAGCTGTCACCCGCATACTCGTCAGCTATCTCTCTATGGAGTTGAGGGTTAGTATCTGCAAGTTCATCGAACTCAGTCCGCGATAACTTCTTAGACTCTTCAAGCCATATATGGAACAGGTCGCTGTCGTGGTTGATAGCTACACGGTACAGGAAATTCTTAAACTCATCGAAATTCTCAGTGATCGTGTAGGGGTCCCAGGACTGCATGACACCATAATCCCTACCAAGGGCTTTAGGCCTCGCCTGTTCTAATTCGATGTTTGGGTTAAGCTCAGACACCCGTTGGTCACGGGCTGCTCGAGCGTCAGCTATGATCTTATCTTGAGTCGCTTGTACAGTAGCAAAGTCATCAGAACCCCGCGCCGCCTTCTTAGCAGCGTTAGCAGTCTTTATGATGCTGTTGGTCTCAGCACGGATCATTGCACGGTCAGCAAGGAGCGAGGCTAAGTTATCTTCATCCCTGAGGACCCCAAGCTCCAACATCTTGGACTCGAAGAACTCATTAGCCTTGTGGATTTCCTCAGCGTACTGCTTTGAAGCAACCCTGATCTTTTCAAGCCCAGACTTCCCAAACGTCTCCGCGATACGCGCTTCTAGGGCGTCATCCACAATATCGTTGTGGAGAGAGCGGAGGGTCATTTCGTTGTAGGCGTTGGCAATCTCTCCGGACTTCTTAAATCCAGGTATACGACTGACACCTAGGTCTTTAACTAAGTTACGAAGGATACTTTCTCCAGTGACCTGAGCGGTCTTCCCTACGTTAGTGTAGAAGTCCCGAATGTCTTCAGCAGACAAGGTGGTAGCGTGACCAGCCCGATTAGCATTAGTAAAGATATGGGATGTATTGACCAACGCTGTGAATATCTTACGACCGACTTGACTAGCAGAGTTAAATGCACGACCTGTCGGAGTCGCTTGGTTTATCTTCTGAGCAACAAAGTTATCACGCTCTCGGCCTCCTCCTCGAACCTTAACCTGATCAGGTCGCCCAAGGACACCATCGGTGTTCTCTGCAGCGCTTACAGTACCAGGAGTCTGCTCGCCGCTGAAGGTCTCCGTACGGCCTTCACCAGGAGTGTAGACCGAAACGTCCTCATCTATATTAGGGTGGAACGGGTTATCTGGGTTACTGGGATGGAGGGGATGCGTCGGGCTCCTTGCGAACGCAAAGGCCCCTAGACCGCCCGCAAGGACCGTGGAGGCCCCTATGTTCATGAAGGACTCTTCTAAGGTGCGGAGGTCTTGGAACTGGTGGAGAAGAGCCTCACTCACGCCTGTGAGGGCCGTGGTTTGCGTTAGGAAGCGCGTCAGCTTAACTGCGCGTGTAGCCTTACCAGCCACACCGACCACAGGGATATAGGTCGTGGGATCAAGTAAGGCTGTAGCGAAGGCACCAGTGAGTGACCCCGCGATGTTACCTTCCATTACGCGGAGAGCTTCACGCTCTTCCTCGATGGAGGTTACTCTAGCGTTGAACTGATCCTCATTGAACACGTCATCGAACAGACCGTCGTTGATGGCAAACGCCATATCCTGGGTCTTATCTTCGTCCCAATTTGATTGGATGTACTCAGCGACATTAAAGCCATCATCGATCACTTCAAAGTCTGGGTTATTCACGCGACGCTGAAGTGTAGCTTTTCCCGTACGGAGAGCTTCAATAGCGAAGTTCTCACGGACCGCCGCCGCTTGGAAGGCATCGAAGAACGTCGGTGCTTCGTTCTCACTCAACGCGGCGAAACGAGAACGTCCCTCATTAGGGTCAAACGAGAAGGCCCCATTTACAGGAAGTTCCGTGCGGGGTGCCTCATCGACGAACAAGTCGTCGTTAGTCTCGGCCATACTTCACTTGTCTCCGTAGGTAGATAATGTAGACGAACATCATGATGGTTAGGACAGGCCAACCGTACACAAATATGTACACATTGGCCTCTTCATAGGTGGTCCCCGTCGATGCGGCGATCCACTTAAGTACACCCACGCAAATCCAGAAGACTGTGTCCGTCATAGTTCCTCCTAGGCGGCTGTGTCAGTGTCAAATCCAGTGTTGTCGTCAGTCGTCTCGGTCTCTTCTTGCTCACCCGTGATGGGTCCTAGATCGATCTCGAACTTTGCACCCGCACCTTCCTCCGTGGCACCAAACAACGCCCCAGCCCGACGGACTACGGCGTAAGGACCAACGGCACCTGAACTCGTCAGGACCTGACCAGCAATCTCAGATATATGAGCCACCTTATCCAAAAACGTCGGGAACTTTTTTTGGAGCTTCTTAGCATCGTTGAAGTTATACACGTCGCGAACTACAAGATGTCCGCGCTCATCTATGCGCCACGCAAAGTCACCTAGAGTAGCCTTCACCGAGAACTTAGAATCCCCGATCAGCTTAAAGGAAGAGGGATCGACGTCCTTGGTACCATTCGTGTAGTCCTTAGTGTAGGAGACACCCGCCCACTTGGTGGGACCAGCGGACACGTCAATACCCTGACGTTCCGCCGCACGAAACGCTACGTCCTTAATGTAAGTCTGTTCATTACTATTGAAGTAATCCGCGCCCCTCACATCGTCTAGGTCGAAGCCTAGAATGTGTGACATATAGCCACGTATATGTGACGGAACTATGTCAGCGAGCAATGAGCCTTCAACCTTAGGCTCTTCGGACTCAGGAGCTTTAGGCTTCCTACGAGGAACTACGTCAGCGAGTGATGAGCCTTCAACCTTAAGCTCTTCGGACTCAGGAGCTTTAGGCTTCCTACGAGGTACCGGGAGACGGTACGCTTGCCGGTTAGTAGTCTCGGCCTCTAAAGATACCGAAAACTTATGAGAGAGTTTCTCGTCAGTGTACTCACGAGTAATGCTACCCATCGCTGGAACTTGCTCTGTGATCATATCGATCACTAAGCTCTGACCAACGTGAATCTTATCAGGGTTTTTGATATCGTTCAGATTAACCAGGTCTTCTACCGTCGTATTGAATTGCTGAGCAATCTTAGACAACGAGTCGCCGCGCTGGACTTCGTAATTCGAGAGCATGTCACTCCCAGTACCACCGACCAACACCTCATCACCAAAACGGTCATTGAAGGCGAGCTTAAACTCCTCGGTGTTACCAAAGAATTGCTGTGCTTCAATATCACGGCGGTTCTGAATACCTCTGTGATTTTCCTTATTAGATCGGTTTAGGATTTCCTCTGCTGCCAGCTTCGTCTCACCTTGTCGAACAAACTCAGTAAGACGTGGACCGATCAATGAGGGAGCGTTGTACGCGAGAGAAGTCAGGGCGATCATTTGGTGTTCAGGGATGTACACGTCCTTACCGATCTTGTTCCTGACGATCTCTTCATACTCAGGGACGATGTTGTCAAACAATGCGCGGCTTTGAGTCGGCAACAGCCGATCCTTACCCTCACGTATGTCATCGAAGTCCACACCAGGGAGAGAACGCTCCCAAAGCTCACGAGCCTCAGGAGAGTCCATATTGAAGCCTA